CTATGTATTGCTTCTACCGCTTTCTTATATATTTTGTGTTTGTACACTGCATCTACAACTACTTTACAGACCTGTGTAGCATAGTCCCATGCTCCTGGCATAGGTGTTTCTAGATCTTGCTTCTGTTTTTCAGAAATGTCGCGTCTTGAGTACTCCTTTTGTTTGATCTCATGCTGCAAGCTCTCGGTTGTGATATCTAGAGATAAGCCTCCCATAGACACATGGGTTCTTTCTATAATATCAAGATCTTCTAGGCTGATATTCCACTTATAGCATAAGTATTCGTATTGAACTTTTTTGATATCGGCCGCTACACTGTTTAACATACCCCGCTGCTGCGCCTCGGTTATACGTGTTACAATAGCCTGTTGCAATGGTAAGACCTTGTTAGGTACTGCCATCTCTGTTGGGCCATGTACTAATGTAGCTATAGCTCTGCTTAAATACTGTCCGCTACCTCCATCATAATGATCAACGCGTAAGAACTCTGCAATCGAACCTAAAAAGCATTTAGACATCTGAAACCTGACATTATGCGATTCCGCACCTGCTACCAGTGCTTGTACTTGTTGTAAGCTGTCAACAGCTGCCAAAACATCGTCACCATTATGAGTTGCTACTAAGTCCCTGCCTTTAGTTAACAAGCGTATATATATGTAGTTGAGTACCGTGTTCATAAAAGTTGTCAGTCGCCAGCCTGACAGCAACGTACCAGTCGTCTTGTAAAATTGGTCTTGTCCTTGTTCTTTAATATAACATGAATCTAATGAATGTAGTATCCACGGAAATACCTTCCGTTGTTCAGTTGACATCTTTTTCCCAAATACAGCAAAGTAGGCTTTCAAGACCTCTCGCATGCTATCTACAGAATGTTGAGAATTAAAATCCTCGAAATCAAAACAGTAAGGTATACCATTACGCATTATTTCACGGACTGTAGTCCTAACGTTGTTTTCTTCGGCTCCAGGCCCTATTGGAAACAATTGTGATAATACGCGCTCACAATCACCGAATACGAATCCAGTTAATATGAAGTTGGTTGCATCTACTCCGTAGATAGCGCGCATCTTAGTCCACTCACATTTAACCGAGGGCCAAGCTCTGATTTCTGGTGGTCGCAGTAGTAAGTCGTCTAACTTTGGTTTGGGCATCGCGTTGAGGCTAAAAAACTTGTGTCTATTTAAACTATCTTTAGCCACGTATTGTAAATCTTCTTCGTATTGAGAGTGATACGCGCCGGTGGGTGCCCACTGCCATCGCTTGTTAATATACGATGACCACTTTAGATTATCTACTTGACCACCCAGATTCTTAATGCGTGTGAACAAACTGCCAGCTTCTTGAAAGATGGCCTTAGCGTCAAAGTTTGCTAAGTTTGGTTTCGTCCTATTTTCTTTCTCACTATGCCAGTCTACACCCCCAAGTCCTCGATTAGCTAACACTTCCATTTCAAAGAAAGGCTTGAGATCTAGTGGGACTAAGTTCTGTAAAGCTTTAAGTCGGAGAGTGAATTTATTTTTAATTTTTTTAATAAAGTCGTCAAGACTATCAAATTTCCATTGCCAAATTCCAGAACAAGATATATACTGCCAGGCAATATCGGGAATTGACTTCGCCCAAATTATGAGGCCTATGAACATTGACT